CCCACGGCCTGACCGCCGAAGGACACCGTGGGGTCACAGTAGAGGGTGACGCGGCGGCCGACATAGGTTGATGCGTCGGGACCCCAGCACGCCACGAGCACGCGCCGCATCGACTTCCCGGGCCGCCAGAGTCGCGGGAACTCTACGAGCGCGACGTTCACGGGCTGTTCGGCGTTGCCCTTGGACACTGCCTTGATGGTGAACGTTCTTGGTCCGCTCAGGAGGTCGACCGCGTCGAGTTGGTCGCTGTTGGGTGCGATGGTGTCGGAGATGTCCATCAGATCGTCAACTCCTGGTAAATGATCCGCTCAGTGGCGGGAAGTCCTTCGGTCTTGGCCGCGTATTCCTCGGCCATCTGCGCGGCAGCAACTTCGAAGCGCTCGGCGACAACAACGATCGCTTCGTGCCATGCCGGATCCGGGAGGATGCGTTTGTGCCACATCGGCATCCCGCCCGAGTAGGAGATGAAGTCGATCCATTCGCGGCCGGACACCAACAGCCCGGCCTGGCACTGCGCCATGTGTTCAGCGGGCACCTCGCCGTCGAGGATCGTGCGCAGGTGGTGCTTGGGGCGCGGCGCTTTCACCTCGATCAGGCCGTCGTCGCCGACGAGGCCGTCGGGTGAGTAGCCGAGCTGCCAGGTCGCTTCCTTGCGTAGGAGGAATCCGATCTGGGTGACGGTGCGCTGGTAGAACTCGGCGTACTTCTCGCGCGCCCACATCTCGTCGTCCGCGCCGCGCAGCATGTCGTCACCGACGTAGGTGGGGTCGGTGTAGCCGGTGAGGCGTTCCGCGACGAGCTGAGCCGTCACGGCTCTGGATGACACGTTGTTGGCGGGTTTCAGCGTGGGCGTGACGAGTTGGCCGACGACTGAGGCGGTGAGGATGCCGCGTCGCTGGTCGTGCCACTCGTCGGACCCTTGGATCACGTCGAGGAACTGGGTGATTGTCTTGGCCATCACGCCACCTGCTCGGCGACGAACTCGCGGACCGGCCAGTCACGGCTGATCCGCTCCGGCTTACCCTGCCGCGCCAGGTATTCCTCGAAGTTCACGGCCCACGCACTGTGCGCGGTCGCCTGCCGCTCCATCAGCTCGGCCAGGGTCAGGCAGCCAATCGCCGGGTACCGGTGCGCGATCTTCCACGCCAGCCGAGCCGCCGCGACCGCGTCGCCCGCCGACGTGTGAGCGTCCTCATCGGACAGCGACACCCCGTAGTGGCGGCACACGTCCGTCAGCTTCCGCGACCCTCGCCGGAACTTGTCCGCCGCACGGTCCAAGACGAGCGGGTCCACGACGAACGCCGCGTCAAGCGCGCCGCCGGGCTTGCCCGTGTGACGTCGAAGCTCCCGGTCAAGGACCGTCAGGTCGTACGCCGCGTTGTAGATCACGATCGGGGTGCCCTGAAGAACCGCCTGGGTCAACGCGAGGTAGATGCCCAGCGCGACCTTCGCGGCAGGCGAACCGTGCGCTCGGGCGTGCTCCGTCGTGATCCCGTGCACCCGGCTGGCCTCGGCCGGGATTTCCACGCCCGGGTCCGCCAACCATGACTGCACGCGCGGTGTCCCGCCGACGATCGACACCACCGAAGCGGTCACGATCCGCGCCGTCTCGGGATCGACACCGGTCGTCTCCAGATCGAACGCGACCATCGGACCGTCAGCCCAGGTGCTCACGCGGCCACCTCCACCGTGATCGGCTCGTCGTCGGCCGCCGCGCGCTCGGCGACCGCGTCCCGGACCACGGCCGGAGCGCACATGCCGCACACCTCGACCAACTCGACCGGGGACAGCACGTCGCAACCCGGGCGCCCGTACACGCGCGCCGTCGCCACCGCGCCCGCCTCACCGCACCACTCACACTGGTGCGGCACGAACTCGTCGACGAGCTGCACATCCACGGCTGGGTGGGCGAGCCACCACAACATGTCCGCCTCGGCGAGGTACTGTGTCGTCATCGGATTCCTTCCTTCGGGTGGGTGTTCGTCTCCTGGAGCTCCGCCGCCGACAGGCCAGTCAGCGCGGCGGGGCTCCCCTTTTACTTGCCGACCTCGAACAGGTCGTAGAACGTCGCCTTGGGCAGGGCGCGCAGGACTCGCGCGATCGTTCGCCCGGTCGGCTCGGTCCCCGTCAGAAGCCGCTGCAAGGTCACCTGGTTGATCCCGGCGCGTGCGGCGAAGTCCCGGTTCGACCTGTACCCGTGCACCGTGCGTTGGTGGCCGAATTGCGATTTAATCAACGTTAAGGTCATGCGTGCACGCTAGCACGGTGCTAGCGTGCACGCAATAACTACAGTGTTGGAATTAGGCAGCACGCGTCGTAACGACCAGCGAAGCTGACGCCGCGCCGACCAAGCGCAACAGGAAACGTCTACTCGGCGGACTCCGACGAGGTGAAGACCTGCGTCGCGGGCTAGCGCCGCTCCAGCCTGCCGATCCGGGAGAGGGCGTCACGGAGCAGTAGCGTCTCCCTGGTCGAGCCGGTGGTGCCGATGTCGCCGACCCGAGGCACGACGGTCCGGGTTGCGCCTTGACCGGTGCGTTGGATGGTGATCTCGACCTCGCGCATGATCGCGGGCACCGTGATCGGCCCGTAGACGTCGATGGTGACGGTGTCGCCGAGCCAGTAGTAGATGACCCCGCCGCCGTCGGCCGCCCGGCCGAACCGCAGCCTGGCGGTGTCGATGGGCTGGACCTCGACTGTGCGGGTTTCCCCGGCCTCCTCCAGGCGCCGGTTCGCGCCCTCGGTCAGCTCGGCCCCGGCATCGACGTCGCTCGCGGACCGGTAGTCGTAGAAGTTCTCGCGGCGGCCCCACGCGGTCTCCTGGCCTGAGTCGCTGACCGAGATGAACAGTCTCGCGGCCTCCTCGCCGCGCCCGCCGCCGATGATGGTGGTCGCGTCCGGGCGCCGGATCGACCACCGCAGCGAGCGCAGGTTCCCGAGTGCGACGCTGAACCGGGCCTTCGCGGTGCGGTCGCGGGGCGTGAACGTCTCGAAGACCTTCGCCGAGGTGAGCCCGGCCGTGACTCGGAATCCCGTGTTCCCGGTGACGCCGAGCCCCTGGAGGACTTCGAGGACCGGGTGGAATCGCGCGCGCCCGGTGACCGTGCCGCCGACCGCCGGATCGGCCGCCAGCGTCAGACCGGCCACGCGGCGGAAGACTTGCGCGCCAGGTCCGGCGTTGGCGTCCACGTAGGCGCGCATCACCGTGCTGGCCACCCCCGTGCGGATGTCGTACGGCGTGGCCTGCGACCCGATCGCGGCGGCCGGGGTCGGCCACGCCTCGCGGTCCCGCAGCCAACACAGGTCGTCCTCACCGGACAGCACGATCTGCGGTCTGCGGTCCGGCCCGAACTGGATCTCGGCCTCGGCCATCGGCCCGCCGTAGATGTCGGCGCCGTCGAGGATCATCACCCGCCAGCCGGGTGCGGCCGGGAGCGCGTGCGTCGGCGACAGGGGCGCGGTGATCGACCAGGTGCCGACGTCGTTGTAGCGGGGCACCATCTGGCAGCGGGTGTAGCTGACCCGGCCTCGCGGCGCACCGCTCGGGTCGACCATCCACACTGCGGGCGCCGGGGTGCTCACCATGCCGACCGGTACCTAGCGGTGAAGGTGCAGCCGATCGACGAGCCGACGCCCGCGCCCGCGAGGCTGAGGTTCACGTTGTTCGCCCCTCGCCGCAGGGACCACAGGTGCGGGATGCCGGTTATCTTGTCCCACCAGTCGGTGCCGGAGCCGAGGGCGATGGATGCCTTGGTCGGCTCGGTGATGATGCGCAGCGTGTCGCCGCCTGGGATCGCCGTGGCGTTCAGCGTCAGGGCCTCACCCGTGTCCACATTGGTCAGGTTGAGGGTGTTGCCCGGCGGGGTGATCGTCCATTCAGGCCAGGACAGCACCTGGCCGGGGTTGATGATCGACCCGACACCGAGCACCGCCGACGCGCCCAAGTTCAGAGGGAACAGGGGGAACCAGCTTGGCGCGGACGCCTGGTAGCGGAACATGACCGAGACCGGCGTCGGGTCGAACCACCACGGGTCAGGGCAGAACAGTGTGAGCACGCACCGGTACCACGTCTCCCCGCCAGTGTCCCGGTCCTCCAGCCCTTCGAGCCCACTCTGGTAGTAGGCGCGGATGCGGCGGCGCGACCCGTCGGGCTGCGCGATCTGAAGCTGACACTCCTGCCCGTGGGACATCGCGTCGAGCAGCGCGCCGATCCGCTGCCGGTACTGGACGGTGTCGTCGGCCAGCACAAGCAGCGGGATCTGGACGGTGCGCGGTGGCGCCCACACGTCGGTGACGATGCCGCCGTCCACCTCTGGCGGCGAGTCCACCGAGATGTCGACGGGTGCCGCGCCGTGGCCGCGCACGCCTTTGGTGACGCGGTATCCGGCTGCCCGGTCGGTCAGGATCAGCGGGTCACCGCCCGGCGGGAACCAGGAGACTTCACGCGCCATAGAGCACCTCGCGCTCGTGGTTGTATGCCTCGATCGCGCGGGTGACCGAGCGGCCCGTGGGCTCGTTGATGTAGTAGTTGTTGGTGGTGCCGCCCGCGCGCGGGGCCGGAATGGACTGTCCACCAGCGCCAGCAGCGACTATCCCGCCGCCCGCCATCGGCAGAGCCTTCATCATTGCGTACACGTCCGGTCGCATGAACTTGATGCCCTCGTCAAGAAGCGCTTGCGACCGCGCCGAAGAACGGATCAGCGGGAGGAACAGCTCGTTCGCGACCGGATTGTCAGCGATCACCCGGAGCACGCCGGTACGGGTGTAGGGAGCGACGATGGCCGCGCTGGACGCGGACATCGTCTGGATACCGCCACCGGCAAAGAACTTCATCACCTGGCCAGACGCGTTCCACTTGACGTCGCCCGAGCCCTGGATGAACCTCTGGCCTTGCGAGTTGCCCTTGTCGCCAGCCGAGGTGACTCGGATGGTTGCAGACATCCCGTTGATGGTGGCCACGATCGCGCGGGCGGACTGGAATGCCGAGTCGGTCGCAGCGGTCACCTCGATCCGACCATTCGGAAGCTGCCGCACCGTGAACCCGAGATCGGTCAACCTGGTCAGCGCCTCAGCCGTCAGCGCCGAGGTGATCACGGTTTTGTTGTTCGGGACCGCGAGAACCTTGCCGCGCAACAGGTCTGTCGCCGACTGAGCAGCCACCATTCCGGGCTGGCTGATCTCGGTGGCAAGCTCCTGCGGGAAGAGGTCATACCGGTCGACCAGACGCTTCGCAGCGGCCTCGGAGCCGGTCGCCTTCAGCGCCAAGTCCATGAGCTTGTCCCGCAGCCCTTGCGTTGCTGCTGCGGCCGTTGCGGTCGCGTCGGGCAGCGACTTACCCAGCCGGGTCTCGTTCTCAACGATCGCGGAGAACTGGGAGCGGAAGGCATCCGACAACGACATGACCTTGTCCTGGAGGTTGGATCCCTTCTCTGTCAATGTGTTGATCGCGCCGGATTGATCGACTAGTGCGGTCTTGGACTCCTTAGATGCCTTGGCGGCGTCCGTGAACGCCGTCGCCATGTCCCGCATCTCGTCGTTGACCGCCTGCGTGGCTTCCTCGACCGTGTGACGCTTGCCCGACAGTTCGTCAAGAGCAGTCTTGAGCGCACTCACCTTGTCCTGAGCTGTCTTCGACGCATCGCCCACGACCTTGAGAGCGTCGCGGAGCGGTCCAGATGCTGCGGTCTGCCCCTGCAACGCACCGGATGTCTCGCCCAGTGCCTCAGCGAGTCGCCGCTCCTCGCTGGTCCCCTTCGACCACTCGTCACGCAAGCCCCCCAGCTTCTGGAGGAGTTCAAACGCCGCCTTCCCTTGAGCGTCCATCGAGCGCTCGAACGTGTATCCGCCAGCGGTTGAACCGACCGCGACCTTCTGGATCGACGTGTGAGCCTCCACAGTGGCCCGGAGCCGAGACCGCAGCGACTCGAACGCCTCGCCCTGCCCCAGCACCGCATCGGTCACAGTGGACAGCGAGAGGCCTAACGTCTTCGCCTGCGCGAGTGCCCCCTGCTGCTCGGCGCGCTGCGCCGCCTGCTTGCGGATCGACTCGGTGATGACACCGTTGGTCTCCCGGAGTGCCTGCGCGTACGCTTTGGCGGCCTGTGTGGACGCCTCCTGCTGCCGCTTTGCCTCCTGCTGCCGTGAGATCCAGATGCCGATGAGCGCGGATGCGGCCATGATCGCCACACCCCAAGGACCACCGAGGAAGTTGACGAGCGACCCAAGCCCGGTCTTCAACGCCGACCCGGCAGCGGCACCGAAACCGACCACACCACCTGCAAACCGACCGGCGGCAAGCGCCGCGTTGTCCAGCGCGCGCCCGGCGGACGTCAATTGTCCATTCAGTCCTCCGAGTCCGCCAGCCATCGCTGCATGAGCCCGCACAACCTCGTTCACCCGCGCTGACCAAGTCCGGTAGGCGTCGGCCATCCGGGCGATACCGGGAGAACGGGACTCCAGGGCGGCCATGGCCAGTCCGACGCGCCCGATCTGCGCTGACGCGATCTGCGAGGAGCCGGTCAGGAGAGCTTGCTGCAACCGGATCTCGTCGCCGAGCCGACGCCACGGCATCGTCAGCTTGTCGGCCATGTTCGACGCGCCGTCAGTGATCCTCGACTGCACCAGCCGCCACGCCACCAGCGCCGCGAGACCGGCCTGGACCGGGGCGGGCAGGTCGGCGAACGCCCCGGCCACGTCGCCGACCACACCGAACACGGCCTTCAGGATGTCGGCGACCGCGCTGAACGCGTCCATGCCGGGACCCGAGAGGAAGCTGACGATCTGCTTCGCAGCGGGGAGAAGGTCGTTGCCGAACGCGGCGGCCTGGTCGATGACCTTCGCGCGCAGCGTGCGGAGCTGGTTGGCCAGCTCCCCGGACGTGCGCCCGAAGTCGCCCTGTGCGGACTTGGTCTGCGCCAGGATCTCCTGGTGCGCAACGAGGACCCGCTGCTGAGGGGTGAGCGCCTGCGTCGTGGTCTGGATGACGCCCATCTTCAACGCGCGCTGAGCCAGCACGCTTTCGTTGATGAGAACGCCGTATTTTTCGATCGGGTCCGACTCGCCACGGAACGCGGCGCCGATCGCCTCGATCGCCTCAGCCGGGGTGGTGTTGCGGAAGCTGGCCATGTCCGACGCCAGCTTGACGAGGGAGATGGACCACTCGGCGGACTGCTGCCCGGCCATCCCCGCCTGTTTGGCGTAGATCCCAAATGTGGCGGCAGCCTGCCGGGCCTCAACATTGGACTGCCCGATCGACTTCGAAGCCGTCGAGGCGAAGTCGAACACCTTCTGCTGCGCGGCGCCGAACGTGACCGACACCTGATTAGACGACTCGGACAGATCGGACGCGGCCATGACCGCAGCCTTCAACCCGCCCACCACAGCAGCGACCGCACCGACGGCCATGAACTCGCCGCGCAACTCGCCGACAAAGTTGCCGACCTTCGCCCGCATCATTCCGGCGGCGCGCACCGAACGCTCGGTCGCCCTGACGAACGGTGTCTCGTCGGCGTCGATCTTCGCCTTGTCCGCGCTGGCAGCCCTCTTGAAAGCCTTGTCCTTGGCCTGCGCGGCATCCACTTTGCGCGCGTGGTCAGAACTGTCCGCCGTGATCAGCGCGCGGAGTTCGCCCACCATCAGACTCACAGGGTCACCGCCTCACGCGCGCACATCACAGGGACAACGATCACTGACCGGTGTCACGGCGGACGATGCCGAGATCAGAATCGATCGACGCCACCGAGTCATCGGTCTCCGGCGCAGGTGCCAGCGCACGCCACAACCGCGACTCGCCCGGCAGTCCGAGCAGGCGCACCAGGAACCATCGCCAGGTTTTGCCGTCCAGGATGGACGGCTCGGTCAGGTCGATGTGGTACGCGGCTTGGAAGCCCGCTTCGACGAGGTCCCAGCACGCGAAGATGTCGTCGAGCGACGGGCCGTCGCTGCCGACTTCCGGGTTGACGATCCAGCCGTTTTCGTCGACCCGGAGACCGCTGGGGGGTCAGCATCACCGCCGCCGCCTTTGTTGTCCCAGGCGACGCGCGCGGCCTTAACGCCGTACAGGTGCCAGGCCAGCAGAGTCGACTCCACGCGGTCGTACTCTTCGAGGGTGCCGCCGCGTTCGATCATCAGCGCGCGGGTCTCCTCGCCGACGAGGTCGTTGAGGAGCTGCACGGCGTCGTCCTCGGGCAACGCGACATCGGTGTCGGCCCCGGTTTCGACGGCGCGTCCCACAGCGCGCAGCGCCAGGGCTGACCGCAGCGGGAGGTGCCCGCGCGTCCACGTGTACTCGTGTCCGCGAATGGGCAGGGTCAGGGTGTCGGGGGTTTCGCTGGTCTCGTAGATGAACTCGGGGAAGGTGGTCACGGTCTGCTGGTCCTATCTAGACGGTGATCGGGGTGAGCGCGCCGGATCCGGCCAGCTCCACGGACACCGGCTCGACGCCCTTCACGTCGCCGCCGAGGCTTTTGAAGTTGACGGTCGCGGTGCCGCTGTATCCGTTGGCGCCGGGCAGATCGGTGCGGTAGAACCGCAGCCCCGTGTAGGCGGCCGACCCGACCATCAGGCCCCGCGCGCGAAGGTGTTCCTGGCCCGGGTCCATCACCTTGGCGTTGTCCGGGCCGGTGTAGCCCCGGAACGCCTCCAGGTTGATGGTCCACTTGCGGGTGGTGGTGAGGCTGTCTTCCCAGCCCGCGCTGTCGAAGTCGGTGACGTCGACCGAGTTGCCGTCCACGGTCAGCTCGGCCTTGTTCAGGCCGTTGACGCGGGTCCAGGTGGGCGATCCCTCGGTGCCGGTGTTGACCTCGACCGCCCAGACGTTGCTGAGCAGCTTCTTGAGCTGTGCCATTAGATTGCGACCTCCCGGGTCGGTACTTCGATCTGCCAGGACACCGACCAGCGCAGTCGTCCTGTCGGGTCCGCGCCCAGAGCGAGCGGGGACGGGGTGATGGCGTCGGCGCGCAGCACCGACGCCTGTTCGGCGGTGCCGTACGCCCACGCCGCCGGGTAGAGCGCGGTGCCGGGCTCGCGCGCGATGGCGCGCCGGATCCGTTCGGCCAGGCGCTGGCCGATGTTCGGGCCGTCGGCAGCAGAGGCGCGCACGATCGCCTGAAGTTCTGGCGTCTCGTACCCGGACAGGTCCGGCGACGGGAAACCTGCGCGCGACAGGATCGTCACGCAGGTGTCCGGGGTGGACGGCTGCACCTCGATGTAGCAGGGCACGCCGGATCCCGCTCCGATCGGCGGGTACTTGACCAGCCCGAGCGACGCGAGATGGATAGCGAGAGCCGCCGTCAGCACACCGTGAGCCTCA